TTAAGTAGCGGAATGGATAGTAATTTGTTTGAAAGAGCAGATACTTTATTGACGTGGCTTAATAAAGAAATCAAAAAACCTACAACACCTATAACGCCTAAAGGCAAATAGTAAACTTATACCACCTCAAGATATTAAATATTTTATAACAATAAATAGTAATTAGGGAACTTGGGGTGGTTATTTTAAATCATTAAGAGGAGATAAAAATATGAGAATGAATTTTAGAAATTCATCTTTTATAAGGCAGAGTTGGCTAGGCCTCACATATAATGCAACACCTCAACTTAATTTAAAACAAAAAAATGAAACAATCACTAATATTTATCTATGAATTAGTAAAGTTTATACTAATTTCATTGCCCTTAGCATTTACAATACTATTTACAGCAAACCTTATTTACGAACTAAAACGCATCATTAATGGGATTAGATTTAGAACCAAGAGGATTCGAGAACTCTATTAAGGTTAGGATGATTTACCTTGATAACAAAGAAGAAGAGCAATTTATATCCATAGCAGCTGCAAACAGAAAGACCAACATTAACGCACAAGCAATACGAGAAGCACTTAACCCACTACAAAAGAAAAGATTTACCTATCAAAATCGATTAGTAGTGTTTCGTATTAAAAAATAACCTTATGTCACAATTTTACACAACAATAATTCATCCTATAAGGAAGCACTTTAGCTTGTCTTGTAACGATTACTGCGTATTAGATACGATTATGCGTATGCAGAATAACGAATCGCATTGGTGCTATATGTCAAAAGATACCATGGCAAATGATTTAGACCTATCAAAACAAGCTGTTTTAAACATAATCACTAAGTTGGTAGAGAAAGAACTTATAGTCAAAAATCCAGCCACTAAACACTTACGCATTGCGTCAGTATTCTTAGATTATTTAAATGATTACAAAAAGTTTACCGATGGTAAAGAAACTTTACTTGAACGGTCAAAAAACTTTACCGAAACTGGTAAAAAAACTTTACCTAACAATAATACTAACAATAAGAATACATTTATAAGGCCTACGGCTGAACAAATAAATGAATATTCTAAGGAAATTGGATTTACCTTAGATGGCTCACAATTTATAGACCATTACGAAGCAAGAGGATGGTTAATAGGTAAAAATCCTATGAAGGATTGGAAAGCAGCAGTAAGAACATGGAAAAGAAATAGCAATCAGTTTACACCTACTACACAACAAACAACTAAAATTAGCCTTAAATAATGGAATTAGTAACACTACCACAGAGCAGAGAGTTAGAGAAAAGCATACTTGGTGCAATATTGATGGATAAAAGAACATTGCCACTAGTTGTTGGACACTTAAAAACAGAAGTATTTTATGACTTAGGCCACCAAAAAATCTTTGACATAGTAAAAAAGATGTACGATGATGGCGTTTATGTAGACATCACTACCCTAAACCAAAAACTTAAAGATGATGAGGCGTATAAAGAATTAGGAGGTGCATTTTACCTATCAAAGTTAACTGATAATGTAACTGGAGCACACAATGTCAACAGTCATATTGAGATGCTCATTGAGGTTTACAAGAAACGAGAAGCATTTATGCTGTTTAAGCAAAGCGAATATGAATGTTTAGACAATGATAGTCAAGCAATAGATTTACTCAGCATGGTCAACGGTAAACTTATAGCTTTACAAGAGTATGGGAATATTCACGAAAAGACAATAACTGATGTCATTTTATCGTTAAACTACTCAAGAGACAAGGCACAAAGTGGTGAGTTATTAGGTTATGATACTGGATTTAGTGAGCTTAATAACACTTTAGCTGGATGGTGCCGACCAGACTTTGTAGTAATAGCTGCAAGACCAGGAATGGGTAAGACAGCTTTCATGCTTTCAAGTATTTACCACCTATGTATCTCAAATAAGATTCCTACGGCCATTTTTAGCCTCGAAATGAGCTCCGAGCAGTTAGTTGAAAGGTTAGAGTCAATAACGAGTGAGATACCGTTAAAACGCCTTAGAATGAATAATTTGAATGATGCAGAAAGAAAGATACTACTAAAAACTGATGATAAGATATTACTTTCCCCTCTACATATTGAAGATATGGGCGGTATAAGTATTTCGCAACTTAGAGCAAAGGCAACCATTATGAAGCAGAAGTATGGCATTAAAGTAATCTTTATCGACTACCTACAGCTTATGAGTGGACAAGGCAAAAACAACCAAAACCGAGAGCAGGAGGTGAGTTTAATAAGCAGAAGCCTTAAATCCTTAGCAAAAGAGTTACAAGTACCCATTATCGCCCTATCTCAATTATCTCGTAGAGTAGAGGAACGAGGAGATAAGATGCCACAACTTTCAGACCTTAGAGAATCTGGTTCTATTGAGCAAGATGCTGATGCAGTTATTATGCTGATGAGGCCTAATTACTATGAGATGACTAATCCAATAGAGATTGGTGGAACCGAGTATGCTACCAATGATTTGGTTATCTGTAAGGTTGAGAAGAATAGACATGGCACAACAAAAAACTTGCCGCTTAGATTTTTACCAGAAACAATGACATTTATTGATTATACAAATTAAACTATGACACCAAAAGAAAAAGCAAGAAATTTAGCAATGAAATATTGGAAACTCAATTATGATTGGGATGGAGGTACAAAAGATGAATGGGCAAAAGAAGGTGCATTAATAGCAGTAGATGAAATGATTGATGTTTATGCAAGTGCTTGTGTTGCTATGGGAATGTCAAAAGAAGATGCGGAAAACCAAGAAAGTAAATATTTATTAGAAGTTAAAAAAGAAATAGAAGCATTATAGATGGGTAAGCATAATGGTTATAGGAACAGACGTAAGTTCGAGATAGAAGAGGCTCGTAATGCTGATGGTACCTATCAAGCTATTAAGTTATTTGCCAAAAACACTAAGATTTTAGTAATACAAATGCCTACAGCTTTATTAGATGGCTTTATGTGGTTAGAATACGAGAGAGACAACCAACCTTCTGGCATAGCTGATAAAAATGTAGAGTTCTTTGCTATTAACTTTGATTTGAGGGATAGGATATACTTTATGAGGTCAGAAATGCTAAGAAAAAAGGCTCGTAGGTACTTTAGAGTGAACAATACTAAAGTAGAAGGAAACGTCAAATATGTGCAAGTTCCAATCGATGAGATGATTCGTTATGTATAATATATATAAATATATTGTAACTTTGGTTTATGGCAACATACAAAACAGCTTCCGAGCTGACCAAAATGATGATTGACTATTTAGGACAAAGAGGGATGGAAGTATGGAGAAATAATAACCTTGCTGTAAAAGGTAGGGCGTTTATTGGGAGGAAAGGAGTTCCAGATATTATCGGTTATGATAAGAAACATGGTCAGTTTGTAGCTTGTGAGATTAAGAAGTTAGGCGATAGGATTAGTCCAGAGCAGTTTACTTTTTTAACTCAGTTAGGATTAGCAGGAGGAGCAAGTATGTTATGTAGCCAGACATCAGATGAAACAATAAAATTAGAAATATTTAAAGATGGCGAAACTAAAATCTTCAGCTGGAGGGAATCAGAAAAAGAATTTCGGGAAGCGAAAAATGGGTAGGGCTAAAAAATCTTACAATAAACACAGTCCGAAGCCTAAACAATACAGAGGCCAAGGCAGATAAAAATTAAATTATGGAAAACGTAGAATTAGAAAACAAAGAAGAGAAAGTAGTAAAAGCTACTAAAAAAGCTAAAGAGTTTGTATCTAACGAGACAATACAGCTTATTCAAGACATCTTGGATGATGGTACTGTAGACTTAAAGTGGAGAGAAGCCTTAAAAGCACAAGTAAAAAAATATAAAAAAGATGCAGAATAACTACGAGTACGATTCAGTCGTTGAGAATGTTATTAATCGTTTAAAAGACAGAGCAAGGATTGGCTTTGAGAAATACGGAACCGACCTTGACAGAAATGACCTAATAACAGAACAATGGATTGAACACGCTATAGAAGAGGCATTAGACTTTAGTCTTTACCTCACTAAGTTAAAAGAGCAATTAAAAAAAAGTTTATAACAATAAAAACCAAACAAAATGTCTAAATCAAAAGAACTCTACCTTGGGAGATGCTTTACACTAACAACAGCATTCGGTAGTTTAAGAAAAATCTCTTTAGGCCCACAAGACCTACAGAAGCTAAATGAATTTGCTGCTGATAACAAAGGATGGGCTAACATCTTGGTAAAGATGAAGAAGTCTCACAATCCTGGTGAATCAGATTTCTATGTGGAAATTGACCCATGGAAGCCAGATGGCGAAATAAAAGAAAAATTACCTTTCTAAATTAACTATTATGAAAAATATACTTGAAGCAATGATTGGTTTATTAGCACTAATGGTAATGGTTTATATACCATTTGCTTTCTTAATCGCAGAATGGAATCCTATATATTGGCATTTAACCTTTAGAGGTTTATATGTACTTTCTATTGTAGGATTAGTTACATTTGCAGTTAAAGAGTACCAAAAAAAGTAAAGTGTTGTGTTTTGTAGATAAATAGGTGGCCCTCCATATTCTTATGGGGGGTTCTTTATTATAAAAAAGCCCCAGCTATAGCAGTAACTGAGGCTCATATTTGACTATTGGCGTAGTCATATTATGGTATTGCAAACATAAATATTATTATTTAATAAACAAAATAAAAAAGCCCCAGATTTTACCTGGAGCCTTCACCAAAACCAACCAAACACCTATGAGAGAGCATCTTAATTCTGTTTATTAGAACTATCGTAAAATTTTGTTAATACAGTACCGTAAAGCATAGCTTGGTACCTCATAATAAAACTATTCATTGATTCGTTCACATAGAAGTAATCTTCATTTGTCATATACACAAAACATCTTTCATTATTTTCCTCATCAGCAGTAACGCTAACTACTTGGTAAATGTTGACATAAGCATCTGATTCCTCTGAATTATCTTGGAACTCATAGCTTTCATCTTCATCTTCTGTCAGTTGTATGATGTGCATTAACATTTGTGATACTATTTTTAAGAACAGTGAGTCGCAATTCTCTAACAATCAATTCAAGTTTAGCTTCCAAATAATTCTTTTCCTTCATTAATTGGTCAATCTTTACGTCTACTTCTCTGTTCATACAAATTTACGATTTAATTCTAATGGAAATAAAAAGTGCATACCGCATTGATTATCAATGTAATACACACTTTAAAATATTTACTAAACTATTGTTACTTTTTAGGCAACCTAATAATCTTGCTGCCTAATGGCATTGGTACAAATATAGCAACTCTTCCGCCATCTAACACCACTCCGCAGCCTAATGTGGGTCTTTTGGGGAAAGGTCGTGAATACTCCATAGCATAGGCATCAATATCTATACCACAGCCAACATTCATGCCGAATATCATGTCCTTATCTGATGATGAGTATAAAACACCACCAAAACTATGGATATGACCTATAACAGTTGACTGTCGAGCATCTCTTGCTCTATTGATTGCACCAGCTTGTCCAGAACTTCCAGTGCCATGAGTATATAGAACACCGTCTATTTCCCATTCTAAGGCCCATTTCCAGCCTTTAGGAGCATCCCATGCTTGTTCGTATGATTTAATGAATCGTTCTGGTAAACCGCTTGTTTGAGCCTTTCTTTTATGTAGGGCTGAGTGGTTACCGATACAGACTTTGACGTTAGGGAAAGCCTTGTACCATTTATACATAGCTGCTTGAGCTAAATCGGCCTCATATCCAGCTCCATGACCGTCTGGTTTAGATTCGTGATAAGAGATTGCGTGATTGTCTACTTCATCTCCGATATGTACTACTTCGGAGCATTGAAACTTGTTATACACTTCAAGGCAAAAGTTCCTATAAAGTGGATGACAGAATGGTTCGTGCGTATCTCCTATGACAAGCACATTTTTTTTAGATGCCATATTGGTTGGTTTGGTTAGCTCTATTTGTAAGGTGCGTAGGCAGTCTTGCCGTTAACCTTAAGTGCTCTCAACACTTGCTTTCTATTTTTACCTGCGTTATAAGAAACATGAACCCAGTCTGGAGCATCTTTTGTTCCAAACTCAAAAATTAATTGGTCAAAATCTAAAGTGTCTTTGATAAAATCAAATATCTCTTTATTGGTTGCATTAGTCATGCCATCCATATCAATATCTGCCGCTTTAGCCTCACAATGTTGTGAATTTAAGCTACCTCCAATGTAATGGTTCAGAGCTTTAGACCTATATCCAGATGAGATATTAATAGGGCCAAACTTCATTCTGATTGGCTCTAATACTTTCTCACAAAGAACAATAAGGTTCTTTAAATGCTCTGGAGTTGGTTCGTTAGATACTCCATGTCTTTTTGCTGACTCACTACGAGTAAACTCAGCTAATGAAAAATGTGCTGTTAATTTCATCTTAAATCATTTGTTTTACAAAATATGCTAATCCCAGCAACCATAATAGGAAGCCAAGTGTTAAAATTATCTTTTCGTTCTTAGGCATCTTTCTTAAATATTTTCTCTACTGAGGTTAAACCTAAGCAACCGAATGCTAACAAAGCTACTGATTCTACAAGAATTGAACTTGGGGCAA